TCAGCCCCCTTCCCCGCACCTTCGGCGGACTCCTTAACCTGACGAAGCTCACCGGCCATGGCCTCGGCGGCCTGGTTGACGCCGGCAATTTCCTTTTTGATCCGAACCTGCTCACCGGCCAGATCCCTGGTGCTGATTCCCGCGCCATCCAATGTACCCCGCAGCTCATTGAGCTGCTGCTGGTTGGACTGCCAGGCCTCGTTGGCCGCACGTGAGGCTTTCTTTGCCTGCTCAAATTCCCGGCGCTGCGCCTTGGTTGGTTTTTCAGTATCAGCCAGCGCCTTACCCAGAGCGGTTGCCCGCTCCTTAGCTTCTGCCTGTTCCTGTGCCAGCTGCCTGGTCTGGCTTTTCAGGTCGGCAAACTGTTTAACGAGGGCCTGCTGGCTTTTGAGTTCCGCCAGGCTACTGGCCAAACCCTGCAACTGGGCACTCGCTTCGCTGGTGTCTTCACCCAGAGCCTCCAGCTCTTTCAACAATTGGCCGATAGACTTAACGCCTTCGGTACCGGCCTTGATGAGCAATTCAACTTCTTGCTTCTGGGCTGCCATGGGTGCTCCAAATGCGAAAAACCCCGCCGAGGCGGGGTGCTGTTCTTACAGGTTTATAACCAGGCGGTCAGATGACTTCTCGCCGCGTCAGGCGTTCTGCCTGCTCTTTGGTGAGATCAATCTTTGCGCCAGCCGGAAGCTCCACACCTTTGTGGCGGTGCGGCTTTTTCAGGACAGCCTCAACTTTCTGTGGTGCCTTGCTCATGGTGTTCTCCTGGTATCACGGATGTTGGTTTGGGCGGGAAGCCCGCCCACGATGTTGATCAGTCCCGCATTACAATTTCATAGGGACTGTTCTTGCCTTCAGGCGTGGTCATGGTTCCCTCAAGGGTACCGGTGATGAATTCCCGGGCCATCAGATCCACCGCCTGGCTGGCACTGAACGAAGCACTGAAAATGGTCACGCGGGCAGGCTTGCCGGTAACCAGGTTCTTGCCATCCATAATGATCTGACGCTTTTTGGTAATTTCAGTGGCACCCAGAATGCGCTGGCCGGTTGATGCCTCAGTGTCAAAGTCGATAGTGACGGCCGCAGCACCGGTAGGATTAAGCGCCCGGATCAAGCCGCTTACAGCCTCCACTTCATAATCGGTACCGCGTACAAGTACGGTGGTGCCGTCTGATTCCAGGGTTACAACCAGGCTGGCAGCATCCACGTTTGGATAAGGCAGCTTCTGCCAGATCCCCTCTTTCAAGGTCACTGGTTCCGCTGTCACTGTCTGCAGGCTCGCGTTGTAATCCTCAGTGGTACCCGCCAGCGCATCGGCCAGCAACAGTGCAGGCAAAGAGTCAAAGGACATCGACATACGCGGGGCTTCGCCCGGCAGGTTTACAGAGTCCAGCACCTGTCCGTAGGTGTCGCGCTGGAAACTGGTTCGGTCGATGGCTTCAGGAGATGGCGGCGTCAGCTCCAACTGCGTTACGTTGATGGGGCCGGCAAAATCCGTTGGCACCTCATTTACGATCGGGGCCATATAAACGTTGCCGGCGAAAATCAGGCCAGTGTCTTTGTAGGACATGGTTTATCTCCAGTTCAGGGTGTTGTACGTGAGGGTGATCGGCAGGTAGATCGGAAGGATCGTCGTGCCGAGTTCAACATCGTCGAGCTGAGCCTCGCCGGCTTCGATCTCGACTGCCAGGCCATCAAGCTTGAGGCTCTCTGGCCTGAATATGGTTCGGTAAATGTCTTGCAGCAGCTTGTCTTGACTAGCCCTGCCATCCGGCTGGCGCGCCACATAAGCCACAATCTCTACCGTGCGGGCCTGGTTTGTTGCAGTTCGGGACTGAGTGGTTACCCGATCTCCGATATTCCGGATACCAATGCAGGGCAGCTTGGTGTGCTGATCAAAGTACAGAGCTGGATCTTCATCCATTACCGGCGCTGGCAAACTATTGAAGAAGCCGTTATCGGGTTTGATGTCGTTCAAGCGGGCGATTAACTCATCCACCACCTGAGTGGCTTTTGCTTTATCTGTCATTTCTTCAGCTGCTCGTTGTAACGGTGAATGAACTTGTCACCCAGGCTCTCGCCCACCGCCTTGCGGTACTGGTCATCAGCAGCTGCCTGAAAGTGCAGCTTGATGCTGTGGCCAGAGGCCTCCCGGATTCGATCTTCCCCAGCCTTTCTGTAACGGGTCAGAACAGCGCGGCGTCGCCCCCTTGGATTTACAAACCCCCACACCCGCATTAACTGGCCACCCTTGCGAATCCAAACACTCGCGCGGGTACCAGTGCTGTCTGTGGCCTTAGTGGTGGTTTTCCAGAACTTGAAAGGAATGCGCCTGCTGGTTGGAGCGAGCACGGCAACCGGCTCTTTGTTGGTGGCCCGCTTCAGGTTGATCTGGCCACCGGCCTTGGCTCGTGAGATGCCATCCTGCGCGATCCTCTGGGCCAGCTCCTGCTTGCTCTCCCGGCCCTGATCATTGATAGCCGCCCGGGTTGCCCTGCGTATGGTTTCGGGTTGCCCTTCAAGGCTTTCGACAACGGCATCAAGCCCTGAAAGCTGAACACCTGGCCGACGGCGAGCCATCAGCGAGTCACCATCACAGTGAGCGTAACGCCATCATCACTCCCCTCCACCACGCCATCCACGGTGTAAGTGGTACCGCGCAGAGTGATAGCGTCGCCCCGCCGCCCCCAGGGATACGGCAGCTGCGGCTGAAACAATTCAATCTGGTGCCTGGGTTCACTCATAGGGCCCACATAAACGTTTTCCCGGGTGAGAAAAGCCAGCACGGGCACATCAGTAACCTCACCAGTCCGGCGATAGGTCGCAGAATGGCCGATGATCCGGCGGCCAGAGATCGCAAGCTCACTACGGCTGCGGCCTGGCTCAACGGACTCCACGATGTACCAGTCATCACCACGCCGAATAAGCTGGCCGTGGGCGAGATCGGGGTGGTACCGCGCCTGAATGTAGGTGCTACCCACTGCCCGGATGCCAGTCTGCTCTCCCCTTGCAACCGAGCGCGGCTCCTGGAACCCGGCCCAGAGCTGGCCAATCACAGGCCATTCTGGTTCCGGGTTCTCAGTTCTGGCCCCATAGAGAGTGACGCGATCTTTCAGCTTTCCGGCCTGCATATCACCCCACCCTATGGATCACATAAGGCGCCAACAGAAGCTCAACGCCCATGGGCAGATCAGTCGCAATCGTTCCGATCACGACCGCCTCCCGGTTTTCATAAAAGTGGCCGATGATCAGCAGAGCGGCCGCCCGAACATCTGCCGGCAATTCGGTATAACCAATATCAGCAGTCACCTTCACCGACGCCCGCTGGGCTTTGCTTTCCGGCCATTCGTTAGCCGGGTAAAGCTTCGGGTAAACACCCCGCACGTCCAGGAAAAGATCAGCCGCTGACAGGGTTTGCTCTCCCCCCTGCGGGTCCTGATACACCAGCCCCTGAATGGCGCGAACGGGCGTCCACTGCAGTTCAATTCCGGCACTGCCAGCCGGCAGAGCATCGAGCACCATTTCCGCGCCACTCACCTGGTCAAAGGTTTGACCAGTGCGGTTCTCAATGTGCCGGAAGGCAGCGGCAATCAAGGACGTAATCAAGCCATCCTCAGCGCCGTGCTCAATCCTGCAGTGGGCTTTCGCCTCTTCAACTGTGATCATTCGGGCAATTCCTCAGCCGGCCGAAGCCGGCATACCGTCAGGCTTTCGGCTCTGGTTCCTGGTCTGCTTTGGTTGCCGGCAACTTGGTGCCCTTAACGGCAACCTTGCCTTTTACCAGGCGCTCCGCTTCCTCAGCGCTGAAGCCTGCAATATCACCCCGGCTATACGGCTCCAGGGCTTGGTAAAGGTGATCAACACCTTGTCATTCTTCTGCGCGTCTTCAGCTTTTTTGGTTTGCTCAGCCATGGCTGTTACTCCTGAAATTAAGAAAGTGAGTGGCGGCAGAACGCCGCCACGGGATTACCAGGTAACGCCGGTACCCAGCACCAGCCCCTCCAGGTGGCGGAAGCCGATATCGTGCTCAGCCACCACACGAACCACGGACTGGTTGCGGGAGAACGCAGACACCAGATTGCCGCCGGCGTCCTTGTAGGTAGCCTCTCGGGAGAAATCGACCTTCATGTTCTCCTGCTCACCGATCACCACGTCGTTCCAGTCTGCGAAGTAGATTTCAGACTCGTTGGTGCCGGTACCGAGGTTGTTCGGAATGGTGGTTGTGTGCTTGATCGGGTACCCCTTCAGCTGGCCTTGCGCCAGTTCCGGATAAACCTTGTTACCGTTGCCGTCGCGCAGGCCGAACAGCTTCATGTAGCTGCGCGGAGACAGGGCCCAACCCGGCTGAATCAGCAGGCTGTCACTGTTCATCAGCTGAAGGATCATGCTGTCGAGGTAGGCATCGATGGTGGCCAGGTCAGCGGTACCAGTCCAGGCAACGGTACGGCCAGCATCGGTGGCGGTAGATTTGAAGCCCTTCGGCGTGTTGCTGGTGCCATCGTCCCGCAAGAACGCTTTATCCTCACGAACCGCCATGGCGTTGATCATGTCGTTCAGGACAATCTGCTCAATGCGGAATCCGGCCCGGCCGATCAGCTGGTTGGACATCGGCACCAGCGTGATCATGGTCTTCGCAGACAGGTTCACATCGTCGGTGCTGCCTTCGCTGGCCAGGACATCATTACCCTCACCCACGTAGCCGGCAGTGGCACCGGAACTCATGCGAGGCATAGACAGGTTGCCGTTGGGCAGCGGAACGTTACGGGCGCCCAGCTGGCGAACCACGGTGCGGGGCCGCAACAGCTCGATAACTTCATCGTGCATGTTCTCCGGTACCAATGCGCCACCGGAGCCAGAGCCGGTTTCCATGGCCATGGCCACGTCCATATCACCGATCTCGGTACGGGCGAACTTCACCGCATCCTGCAGATTGCCGCCACCGGCCGCGATGGACATCACCATACGGGCGGCGCTGGCACCCGGATACTGCTTCAGCTCTGGCTTGGTATGCACGGCAGGGGCTCGGGTACCAGCGGTAACCGGCTGAGCAGCGGCGGCCTGCATACGCTCCACTTCTTCCGCTCGGTTCATCTTTTGGGTGAGCTGATCAAATTCCGCCTTCAGCGAGTCGAACTCTGTCAGCTGCTCTGCGGTGAGTTCACCAGACTCCTGCTCTACTGCCGCCAGGGCCTGAACCTTCTGGTTTACCTCAGCGCGCTTGCGGCGGAGTTCTTCGATCATGGGCATAGGCATATCGCTTTCCTCATTTTTCCAGGTACAAAAAAGGCGGCCATCTGGCCGCCTGGTTAGCTGCTCCGCCGCGTGGCTAGAGCTGGCATTGGGTATTCAGGGCGTGGGCTTGTGCCGATATCCGGCGCACACTGCCCTGCCCGGTTTGTCGGTAACTTGCCGCGATGGCATTCACCGCATCTTGCGCGGGCGCAATCTCGTCAATCAGTTTCAGGCTGAGCGCTTCCTTGGCGGAGAACACCCGAGCCTCTGTCGCAATCACGGCCTCCACATCAAGGCCGCGATACTCCGCAACAGAACTGGTGAACATTTCATAGGCCGCATCCAACCGCTTGCCGATTTCCTGAGCGGCCTGATCGGTGATGGGTTCATGGGGAGAGGCATCGTTCTTGTGCCCACCCCGGTAGAAAGTATTGAACTTGATGCCGGCCGCTTCCTCTGCCCGGCTCACATCGTAGGTTTCAATGATCACGCCAATGGAACCCACCATGGCCGTAGGGCTGGCCACGATCTTTGAGCAGGCCGACGCCAGGAAGTACCCAGCAGAACACGCCGCAAAGTTGATCAGGGCGGTGATCGGCTTTTCGGCAGAGACCATGCGGATATAGTCAGCAGCCTCTTTGCAGCCCAGAGCCGAGCCACCCCCGGTGTGGAAATCCAGCACAATCTCCGCGACCTGTTCATTCCGACGGGCCGCCTCAATCTGGCCCCGCAACAATTCATAAGAAACCAGCTCTTCACAGCTTTCGGTGATCTCACCCCGGCGCGGTACCAGAATGCCGTGCACCGGGATGACGGCCAGCTGGGTGGAAGTTTGCTCCGTCTGTGCCACCCGCTGCTCATCGTCAACCAGCGCCACCGGCGCCAGGCGATCAACAGATTCAATGTCCTTACCGAGCAAACGCGGCTCCAGTACCGACTTAACAGCCGTCACCAGAGCGGGCGTGGCGAACAGCGGAACACCGAACACCATGGAAGCGACGTGCGGATAATTGATCATGCGCGACATAGGATGGCCTCAATCTCTTTCATTTGGTCAGGAGTGGCGTTCAGCGCTTTAGCAGAATTGCCTGGCTCAGCCATGTTCAACGGAGCGAGATAGCGATCACCGCCAGCGATCGGCGGCATATTTTCAAGCCGGCGCACATCATTGGCAGAAAGCCAGCCCCAGTTCCGGCCGATCGCGTAGGCTTCATAGCGGGACTTCTGATCACCGCGAAGCAACCCGCTAACGTTGAATTCGATGTAAAGATCAGAGCGCTCAGATGGCAGCAGCAGATCCCGCATCATGGCGCCCTCATGGCGCTTGATCCACGGCAGCAGCGTGTAGATCACAAACTGCAGGCCCATGTGTTCAATGTTGTTGAACGTGGCCCGGTCCATCATCTGGATCATGTGCGGCGGCACTTTATACAGCTGGCACACAGTCACCGAGGAATGTTTACGGCTTTCCAGCAGCTGGGCCTTTTCGTTGTCCATGGCCAGCTGCTTATAGGTCATGCCCTCCTGGAGCATGGCAACGCTGAACATGTTCCGAATACCGCTATGGCGTTCCGCAAACTTGCTCAGCAATCGATCCAGCTTTGCCTGGTCAGTAATCGGCGCGGCCTCACGCGGCCGCTCAATCACACCAGACATGGTGGTACCACGGGAGAACACCGCCGAGGCATGTTCCTCTGTCGCGATCGCCAGGCCAATGGCGTCTGCGTTGGTCTCAATGGGCGAAACACCAACGTAGCCATCCAGGGAAAAGCCCTTGATGTGATGCACCATGCGCGAAGGCAGAATCTCGTTCTGGTCAATCAGATGGTAATAAGGCATACCATCATTGCCCTTCAGCACTCTCACCTTGGCATTGCTGACAGGAATCAGCTCCCGCACATAGCCCGCGCCATCCCGATCGATCAGGGCAATATGGTTACCATCCAGCCCCAGCGCGCCCTGGGCTTGCTCGTAATACTCAAAGGCCGTGTCTTTGCGGTTCGGCTGAGAGTGGATCACGTCGTACAGCGGGTGATCGGTGGCCCGCTCCCGGTTGCCATCCCCAGTGCGGCGGTATAGCTCACACGGCAACTGGGCTACAGATTCTGCCAGAAGCGTTACACAGCCACGTAAGGCGGTAAGCGCCAGCGCCGTGTCCTTGTTAACCATGGCTCCGGAAGCACTGCGGGAAGACATGGAGCTAACCCAGTTGCTCCAATCGCTGCCGGTATTTCGACTGCCAGAAGCCGCGGACTGAAAGAAGCTGGAAAGAAACATCAGCCTTCACCCCTCGGTTTCTGCGACGCCTGGAACTCCCGCATAGCCAAAGCACGGGCGCTCATGAACGACCACATCAGGCAGAGCAGCCCCCCAACTATGTAGCCTGCCGGCGGGAACACCAGCCAGGCACCAAAGGCCACCAGCAAAGCGCCTATCAGCCCGATCAGGAAAGTGATAATCGTCATCAGCATGTCACGTCCGAAGTGTCGTAAATGGATGGCTGCACCGGGTCGCCCTCAGAGCGAATGGCTCGCCCCAAGGCCATGATCAGCGCCACAACCCCGTCGATCTTGTTTTCAGGAAATTCCTTTCGCGGATAGATGTTGTCCTTGGCGTCCAGGTGCGCCACCACGTTAGACATCATCCAGGTAAGCACCGGATCGCCGTTGTGCCGGATTCGCTGTTCCAGCGTGAGCGCTTCCAGCGTTTTCATCGGCTCACTCATGTTCTGAACGGTCTGCCGGTATTCGATCATCGGCAAACCTTCCTCCAGCATGCGGGTGGCCAGATACGTGGCCTGCCAGGGATCAAACCCCACGCTTTCGATATCCAGCAGGCTGGCCAGCTCCCGTAAGTCTTCCTCAATAAATGCGAAGTCGGTTGTTGCGCCTGGTGTCAGCGTTACCAATCCCTGCCGGGCCCAGCCTGCATAGTGCTGGTTGCGGCCGTCCTCCGCCGCGTCCTCCGGTATGTAGTACTTGCCAAAGGTTGTGAAACCGCCGTCGTCGTCCTCCACCACAACCATCAGGGCTGCGATGTCGATTTTGCTGGCCAGATCTAGGCCGATCCACGCCTTACGGCCAGCGCAACTTTCCAGTGTGAGCGCCGGATTGCCGCACCGCTCCCATGCCTGCAGATCCATCCAGGCGGTGTCTGCGTTCACCCAGACGTTCAGGTGCTTGGTAAGGAAGTTGTTCGTTGCGGCCGCCATGGTCATGGCCTTGCGGGCCTTACGCTCGATGTCCTCCGGGTTTACCGACACACCCCAGTTTGGGTTGGCCTTCGCCCAGCTGGCCGGGTCTGTCCAGTCGTCGTCATCATCGATCGTGTAGATGATTCCGAAATAGCTCTCATCCTGAACCACGCCTTCCAGGATCTTGGTCACGTAGGCCCGCTGTTCATAGCAGATGCCTGCGCGGTTAAAGCCTGCCGTGGTAATCAACCAGAGCAACGGCTGTTTACGGGCGCCGGTACCGGTCTCGATAACGTCGAAAATCTCCCGGGTTTTGTGAGCATGCAGCTCATCAATCAGGCCGCCGTGAACGTTCAGGCCGTCATGGTTGCCGCCCTGGTCACGGCTCAGCGATCTGAAAACGCTGTTGGTCTGCTCCACGAAAACCGTGTGGGAACTGGTCGCCACACCAAACCGCGCCTTCAGGCCCGGGGTGCGATCTACCATCTGCTTGGCGTCCTTCCAGGTAATCTGCGCCTGGTCACGAGTAGTGGCAGCGCTGTATACCTCAGCGCCCGGCTCACCGTCTGCCGTCAGCAGGTACAAGCCAACGCCGGATGTCTCCGAAGACTTGCCCTGCTTCCGGGGCATCTCGTTGTAAGCTGTCTTGAATCGGCGGTAGCCTTCCTGGTTGATCCAGCCGAACACCGTGGTCAACCGGAAGATCTGCCAGGGCGAAAGCTCCAGGCGCTTGCGCTCGCGGGCCCATTCACCCTTAACGTGTGGCAGCAGCTCGATAAACTGGCATACGCGGTTGGCCAAAGCCGGCTCAAACCAGTAAGGGAACTCCGCCGTGCCTTCACGCTTCAGATCATTGAGCTGGCGCTGGCACGCAAGGCGCACCCACTTACAGGCAGGGATCTCACCGTCGAGCACCTGCCGTATGTACTCCATCGCAATGGCAACGTAGTCTCTGGCCATCAGATGCTCTCAAATCCGCCGAGATCCAGCTGGCCCTGCGAAGGCGCTTTCACCTTGCTGGCACCGGCCGGCGTAAGGCCAAACTCATTGGCGCTTTTCATCACCTGATCCCAAAGCTTGTTGCGGATCTGGAAGTACACCGACTGCACCGCGTAGTTCTGCGGAGTGAAGTCCACCATGTCCTCCAGGCGCTTCAGCTTTTTGGTGATCTCCTCAAACTTGCCAACCGAATCGCAGTGCGCGGCAAACGCCGCCTGATCCAGCAGGGAGATCAACCCAGCCTTTTCCAGCTGGGGCCCAACCTCAGACCAGTACTTCTTCGCCGAGCGCGGCAACCACTTCGGGCATTCCGGCAGGCCGATCGGCCGCTGCTCATTGGCACCGTGGCTGTCTCGGTCCTTACGGAAGTTACCTTCCAGAACCTTCAGCTGTGCTGGCTTTGGTCTACGTCCTGCAGTCATAAAAAAAGGGGCACCCTTTCGGATACCCCCCCTACCTCAATTTTGCCATCAGAAAAAATCACGGATAGGCAGCGGTCGACCACCTTCACGCTGGAAAGTTTTGACCCCGCCCCCGGGCCCGCAGCTTCGCCCGCGCCCGCTTGGATTCGTTTTCAGTTTTCAGTTTGTGACAAGTCTTGCAAATAGCCTGCAGGTTCTCGTCTCCATCGGTACCGCCCTCAGCCCTCGGTACAATGTGGTCAACCGCTATGGCTGGCATCACACGCCCTTTAGATAAACAGGGCTGGCAAAGGTATTTATCCCTGCGCATGATTCGCTCCCGCAGCTTGCGCCATCGGCCACCATAACCACGCTCAGTACTGGAACCCCTGCGCTCATCCATCCAGCCGCTGGCCAGAGCCTGGTGCGCCTCACAGTAACCATTGCGGGCAGTGGTAGTGGCAGAGCAAGTGTGCTGCCTGC